TTACTGGTAACTTGAGGAGGGTGCTATGCCAAAGATGAACGGAAAGAAAATACCTTACCCAGATGCGGAAAAGCGCATGGGTGGCGGTAAAGTTATGTATAGAGGCGGCGGAAGTCTCTCTTATGGCAAGATGAAGATGGGTGGTGGCGGCGTTGCTGAAGACATTGCTGCTGCTGGTATTGGTGGTGCCCTTGGCGGTGCTGCCGGTGCTGCTGCTGGTATTGGAGAAGATAAAAGAGATACAATTCAACTTCAAACCGCCCCTTCGGAACGAGTAAATCGCCGCGAGAAAGAAGAACAGGAAGAATATCGTCGGCGCTTAAAAGAGGCTAATAAGGCTGCTACCACTGGGGCTGCTGCCGGTGCTGCCGCTGGCGGTGCTGCTGCTGCTGTCAAGTCTAAAGAAAAAAAGGGTATGGGTGGTTCCATTGCCCGTGGCAGTGGTGCGGCTCGCGCTCAACAGTTTCGTAAAAACGGCTAATGGATTATGGCTTGGACATTCACCACACTTAAAACGGCTATACAGGATTATGTAGATAATACTGAAACGACGTTTGTGAACAATCTGGATGAGATGATACGGATTGTTGAAACGCGCATATTTTATGCCGTTCAGCTACCCATGTTCAGAAGAAACGTAACGGGTAGTTTCACGAGTGGTGGTCAATATCTTTCTCAACCTACTGACTTTATTGCCGCTTTAAGTCTTGCTGTTACTAGCGGTAACAACAGGACATATCTTCTTCCTAAAGATGTAAATTATATTAACGAGGCTTATCCTGACTCGACCGAAACAGGACTGCCCAAATACTATGGCATCTTTGATGATGACTTTTTTATTGTAGGGCCGACACCAGACTCCGGTTACTCAACAGAGCTTCATTACGCATATCAACCTGAAAGCATTACAGTTTCTTCTAGCGGCACAAGTTGGCTTGGAGACAATGCTGAAGATGCGTTGCTGTACGGATGTCTTGTTGAGGCTTACACTTTTATGAAGGGTGAGCCTGACCTTATCACCAACTACACTGAAAGATTTGCCGTTGCTATTCAAAGGCTTGGTAACTTGGGTGAAGCTAGAAACAGGCGCGATCAATACCGTAACGGTGCCTTACAGATACAGGAGACCTGATGTTATCTATTAAAACAACCATGCCGGATGATTTTAAGGTGACTGTTGGCACTACCAATAACCGTGGTCATACGCCTTCTGAAGTAGCTGAGATGTGCGTAAACAAGCTTATGTATGTTTCCGAAAACGCTCCACCTGCGATCCGTGATCAAGCTATGTTTTATAAAAATGAGCTTTTTGTTTTAATAGAGCATTACATGAAACAAGCGGTGGCAAGCGACAGAACTAATGTTATCAATGCGTTAACTAATGCTGGCTCCCCCCAGTTAGCAGAAATGATAAGGAGACTTTAAATGGCTATCACGCAAGCAATGTGTACGTCTTTCAAAGTAGAGCTTTTGAAAGGTGTTCACAATTTAACCGCCTCGACAGGCAATACCATTAACATGGCGCTGTACCAAAGCACTGCTTCTCTCGACGCAACAACGACAGCTTACACGTCTAGCGGAGAAGCAAGCGGCACAGGCTATAGCGCCAAGGGTGCTGCGCTTACAAGCGTTACGCCGGTTGCAAGTGGGACTACGGCAGTATGCGACTTTGCGGACCTGACATTCTCGTCTGTAAGCATTACCGCTCGTGGCGGCATGATCTTTAACGAAACAGCAACAGGCGACCCCTCTCTTGTAATTCTTGATTTTGGCGCAGACAAGACCGCGACTGCTGGAGACATGACGATTACGTTTCCAACAGCAAGCGCAACGGCTGCAATTATACGGATTGCTTAAGGCGTAGTAATGGCAAACGTCACAGGTTGGGGCAGAGGAACATGGGGTAGCGGTCCTTGGGGCCAGCCCATACCTGTGGAAGTTACCGGAACTGCTGGCACAAGTGCTGTTGGTAGCGTTACTGCTGCTGGCGGTTCTGCATTTTCAGTAACAGGCAATGCTGCTACTGGAAGTGTAGGCAGCGTAAGCGTTGGCATTGATGCTACGATTTCGGTTACGGGGATTGCTGCTACTGGGGGTATTGGCTCCGTTACAGCGGCTGGTGGTTCTGCATTTGCTGTAACAGGTAATGCTGGAACTGGTTCGGTTGGAAGCGTAACGACTTCGATTAGTGACGATGTAACCCTTGTTGGGTTTGACATAGAAGGAGAAGTTGGCTCCGTAACGGTTAGTGAGGGCAGCGGGGTAATAATTATTGAAACGGGCCTTCAGGGCACAGGCGCAGTAGGCAGCGTTAACGTCTGGGGAGAAATAGTTCCGTCACAAGATGCTTCGTGGTCTTCGATTTCTCCTGATCAAGACGCAAGCTGGATCGATATAGCTGCTTAAAAGGATTAGATAAATGACTTCAACATACACAAGCAACTCTGGAATTGAGAAGCCCGGAACAGGTGACCAGTCAGGCACATGGGGCGATACCACCAATACCAACATGGACATCATAGATCGCGCTATTAGTGGCGTGGTTTCTTTGAGCCTAACCGGAACCTCTACAACGCTAACCACCACCGATGGTTCTCTTACAGATGGCATGTATAAGGTTCTTGTGTTAGCCGGAAGCCCGACAGGAACAAACACAATTACGATTGCTCCGAATGATGCTGATAAATTTTATCTGGTCAAAAACGGTAGCGGTCAAAGCGCGGTATTTAGTCAAGGCACTGGCGCAAATGTTACAATCCCTAACGGCGGTGCAGACATTATTTTTTCAGACGGTGCTGGCACTGGCGCTGCTGTATCAAGTATTTTTGCTAACTCTCTTTCTTTTGGCAAAGTAAACCTGACTTCGGATACAGCATCTGGAGATGCAGCGGCTCTTGGATATACCGCTGCTGAAGGTTTGATATTGACAGGTCAGGGTTCGACCAATGACGTGACAATTAAGAACGATGCCGATGCAGATGTTTTGGAAATTCCCACAGGAAGCACAAACGTCACCGTAGTGGGCGATATTACTGCTGGTGGAACCTTAAATGCTGCGGGTGATACTTCAGCAGGGGATGATGCAGCTATTGGCTACACGGCTGCTTTGGGTCTTATCTTAACGGGACAAGGCTCAACCAATGACGTAACGATTGTTAACGATGCTGATGCAACGGTTTTGTCCGTTGCTACTGGCGGTACTGACGTTGATATCGTGGGCGACGTGACAGCCGCTACAGTAAACGCGGATGGCGACACCTCTGCCGGTGATAACGCTGCAATGGGCTACACCGCTGCGGAGGGCTTGATCCTAACGGGCCAAGGCTCGACCAACGATGTCACAATCAAGAACGATGCTGATGCGGATGTCATTGAGATTCCGACAGGCACCACGAATGTGACGGTCGCTGGGCAGCTTAACGGTGGCACGATCATTCTTGCGGAGACTGACACTGACACGTCAAACACAGGCAGTGTGACGATTGACTTCTCGGCTCATCAGAACTTTGTGCTTACTCTTACGGGTAATGTGACTTTGGCTAACCCAAGCACGGAATCAGTAGGCCAAGCTGGCGTGTTTGTTTTCATCCAAGACGGGACGGGTTCGAGAACTCTCAGCCTTGGGACAGATTACGAAAGTCCCGCTGGGGGTGGCATTACACTTAGCACCGCAGCAAGTGCGGTTGATGTAGTCCCATACTTTGTTAAGGCTTCTGGCAGTATTCAGCTAGGCGCACCGCAGTTGGCGTTCAGCTAATGACAATGTTTGGCTCACAGTGGCTGGCTAACGCTGGGTCAGGCTACGAGATAGATCAGTCTATTCGTTTTAATAACGATGATAGCCCAACTATGTCACGTAGCTTTGGCACTCCTACAGATCAGAATAAGTTTACATATGCTTTTTGGATGAAATCAACGAGTCAAGCAAATGGTTGTAATTTATCAGTAAACGTAACGGGTGGTGTTACTTGGGCTAGTATGAATTTTAACGGCGGCAATATGGCGTTCTATGACTATACTGGCGGCTCTGCAAATATTGATGTTCGTACAACTTTTACCTCTGTTGTAGGAAAGTTTCAAGATTATTCCGCTTGGTATCATGTTGTGTTTGTTTATGATTCTGATCAGGGCACAGACACAAACAGAATAAAATTTTATATAAATGGAGTGCAATTTCCTGTTGCATCTTTGGTTGGTCCGTCAGGTGGTTCTGTAGTTTGGCCGAGTTCAGGATTTAATTCTAAACTTAATACTTCTGGAAACACTCATGTAATATCCGATAATGTCAACGGTAAACTTGATGGTTACATGGCCGAAATATATTTTATCGATGGTCAGGCTCTTGACGCCACAAGTTTTGGCGAATTTAACACTGAAGGTGTTTTCGTACCAATAGCTTACTCAGGGGCTTTTGGTGACAATGGTTTCTTTATTGATGGCAGAGATAGTTCTGATTTAGGTGATGATGAATCAGGTAACGGTAATGATTTTAGTACCAGTGGTTTAGCGGCGAACGATCAAGTTATAGACAGTCCAACTAATAATATGCCTGTTCTTAATTTTTTATCTAAAGGCACAGGAACTCTGTCTGATGGCAATTTACAATATACAGGAGTATCTGGAAACTGGTCTAATGCCAGAGTAAATCTGCTTGTGCCTGATACAGGTAAGTGGGCGTTGAGAATGAAATCAGCGGACAGTTATCAGCAAATTATCGTTGGTCTATGTGCGCCAGACAGTGCATGTCCTTACACAGATATTGATGTAAATGGCGTAACCCAAATTCGCTATAACACGGTTGACGGCAACTTTGTCACACGGGTAACTGGTTCTCTAGTAAATGATACCGGGGCACCTACAACCGCTGCCCAGACGTTCTTTCAACTTCTGTTTGATATGGATAACGGCAAAATAGGAGTGGCGGCAGATGACGCAACATCAGGTACGTTTGCTGATATCTCAACGTATTCAGCCTTGGACTTGAATGGGGCGTCATTAAAGACGGCACGACAGCCTTTCGTGCAAGCATTTTCTGGCGTAAGTGCTGGTGCTGGAGTAATTATTGATGCAGGTCAAAGCGGTTGGACAACTACGGTTACGGGATTCAAGAATTTAATTTTAGCCAACCTTGACGCACCAACAATAACTGATGGGTCAGAGTATTTTCATTCACAACTTTACACAGGTAATGGCAGCAGTGGCCTAGCTATTACAAACGACGCAAATGCCGGGGATTTTGAACCGGACCTTCTCATTATCGCACCCCGGTCTAACGGTGATAATAAAGTCTGGTTTGATGATGTACGAGGTACAACAAACCGGATTAAATCAAATAGCGCTGCTGCGGCAGATGTAGATGACCCCGCGCAGCTTACGTTTGAGAGTGATGGATTTGATCTAGACACGACAGACGTAAACTACAACGGCTCGGGCAGAACCTATGTCGCGTGGCAATGGAAAAAAGGAGCAACCCCCGGTTTTGATATTGTCCAGTACACGGGCAACAAAACCAACCGCACAATTTCGCATTCGTTAGGAGTTGCTCCAGAGTGGATTGTTATTAAAGACTACTCAAACACTGAGAGTTGGGTTGTTGGTCACAATTCGATTGGCTGGACAAAAAACTTTTTTCTTAATCTGACTAATGCCGAGGCAACCAGTTCATCAATCTGGCAAGACACTGCGCCAACAAGTTCTGTTTTCTCAATCGGGACAAGCGACGGTGTAAACAAAGTTGGATCGCACATAGCGTATCTTTGGGCATCGGTTGCTGGATTTTCAAAGTTTGGTTCTTACACCGGCAATGGAGATGCCGATGGTACGTTTGTGACAACCGACTTTCTTCCCGCCTTTGTGATGGTGAAACGAGCGGATAGCGCTGATAACTGGGTGGTTATTGACAGTGCGCGGAACTCGTTCAACGCCACAAATCTTCGTCATTACATGGACACAACTAACGCTGACATAACCTCTATAACCCACGATTTTGTTTCAAATGGATTCAAACTTCGTGCAAGCGATGGGGGAGTAAATGCGTCGGGCGGTACGTATGTATACATGGCATTCGCACAAAACCCCTTCGGCGGCAGTGGTTTAGCACCAGTGACAGGTGGCTTTATGTCCTCGTAAACCATCATTTAAAGATGGTGCAGGTTTAAGAGAGTAACAGGAGAATAAGATTATGTGGAAATACTCCGGCAGAACTATTAAGGAACACAGAGCGTGGACGAATGACGATGGCGTCACGCATCCGCGCAATTGGCACATCTGGTCGCCTAGCGAGAAGGCCGCTGCTGGCCTAACCGAGGTAACACCGGAGACGCCGCCGGACTCGCGTCTTTACACTTGGGGTTATCAGGCCGATGGAGTGACGATCTCCAAGACAGCTAAAAGCATGACCGATGTGGGTTTGGTGGATAGTGACGGGAATGCGGTAAACGATGACGATGGCAACCAGATCATGGAACCGGGGGTCCGCTCTCAGCTAAAGGCTGAAGTAAAGTCTCAGCAGGGTTCGCTGCTTGCACAGAGTGATTGGGCTGTGGTTCGGAAGGCAGACAAGGGAACGGCGATCCCCTCAAACATCCAGACTTGGCGCGATGCAATCCGCACCAAAGCAACCGCAATGGAAAGCGCAATTGATGGTGCGGCAAACACTGATGCTGTAGCGGCGCTGTTTGTTACATTTGACTCAGAAGGAAATAAGTCCGGTATCCTTTATGATTGGCCTGTGTTGGGAAGCTAGTAAATGCCGTTAAAAGAATTAAAGTTCCGCGCTGGTATTAACAGGGAGTCTACGTCTTACTCCAATGAAGGCGGCTGGTTTGATTCTGATAAGGTTCGGTTTCGAGACAATTTCCCCGAAAAAATAGGCGGCTGGCAAAAGTATTCTGAGGCTCAGTTTCTTGGAACTTGTCGCTCTCTTTATTCATGGGTTGCTCTTGACGGGTCAATATATCTAGGCGTTGGCACTAATCTTAAGTTTTATGTGGAAGAGGGTGAGACCTATTCTGATATTACGCCTATCCGCAAAACGACAACGAACAGCACAACTTTCGCAGCCACTGATGGCTCCGCGACAATTACAGTTACAGACAATACGCACGGGGCAAAAGAAGGCGACTTTGTTACCTTTAGTGGTGCGTCTAGTTTAGGCGGCAATGTCACAGCCGCGATCTTAAATGCAGAGCATCAAATTGTTGGCGTTCCTACTGGCAATACATACACGATTACTGTTTCAGTTACCGCTAACGCTAGTGACTCTGGAAACGGCGGAGGTTCCGTAACGTCTGTTTATCAAATAAATGTTGGTCTTGATACTGGGGTTACCGGAACGGGTTGGGGTATTGGAACTTGGGGGCGCGGTACATGGGGTTCCGGTGCTTCAAGTTCGGGTGCGGAAGCTCAACTAGGGCTGTGGACGCAGGATAACTTTGGAGAAGACCTGCTTATAAATCAGAGACAAGGAAATATCTATTACTGGGATTCATCTGCCGGGGTGAGCAATAGAGCCGTTGTCTTGTCGGGTTTAACGGGGTCTAACAAAGCTCCCACAATAGCTAAACAGATCATGGTGTCGGACAGAGACAGGCACGTCATAGCTTTTGGGTGTGATGATGAATCTTCGATAGGAACTCAAGACCCCCTACTTATAAGGTTTGCAGATCAGGAGTCTCTCACTGACTGGGAAACCAGAACCGACAACACAGCGGGTAGTCTTAAGCTGGGTACGGGTTCGGAAATCGTGTGCGCTAAAGAAGCTAGGGAAGAAATACTGGTTTGGACCGATGTGTCTTTGCATTCATTAAGGTTTCTTGGGCCACCGTTTACGTTTGGCATTACACAAATATCTGGTTTGATTACGATTATTTCTCCGAATGCTGCAATAGCCGTTGAAGATTTTTCTGTGTGGATGGGGCGGGATGATTTTTACGTTTATAAAGGTGGCGTGAGTACGCTGCCCTGTTCAGTCAAGCAGTATGTATTTAGTGATATGAACTTAACGCAAATACAAAAAATAGTTTGCGGCGTTAATTCCGCGTTTAGCGAAGTCTGGTGGTTCTATCCTTCTTCCGGGTCATCAGAGAATGACAGGTATGTTGTTTGGAATTACACAAATAATCTGTGGTACTACGGAACGCTTCCAAGAACAGCTTGGTTGGATCGCGGAATTAAAGATTTCCCTGTAGCTGCATCTAATGACCAGTATCTTTATAGTCATGAATCTGGTTTAGACGACGGTTCAACAGTGCCAGCGTCCGCAATCTCTTCTTATATTGAGTCGTCTCAAGTTGATATTGGAGAAGGGGATAGATTTTCTTTTGTAAGCAGAATTATTCCTGACATCTCTTTTACCACCAGCAGCGTGTCGGACCCTAGCGCCAACCTGATACTAAAGAGCAGAAACTTCCCCGGCGCTAATTATGAGCAGACTGATACATCTGGTGTCACGCAAACATCATCGTCTCCTGTAGAGTTGTACACAGAAAAAGCAGATGTGCGCTTGCGAGGCAGGTCAATGACGTTGCGAGTAGAGTCAAGCGACGTGGGTGTGCAGTGGAAGTTAGGAACGCCCCGCATGGATGTGCGTCCTGATGGTAGGCGCTAATGACAAGCCGCCCAATAGCTCCCACTAAGCCGACATTCTTGTCGCCCCCGTTTACTTACGACGTTGGGTATTTCGGAACCCTTTCTGCTAACTTAAACATTCTGGTGGCGCAGATAGAGAATCCGGGGCTTGTGCAGACTTCAGGTTTAAATATCACAAATCTACTTAACAATGATTCAACTTTGGCTGTTGGTGACGTTTTTGAGGTGGATGGATTTCTAAAAGTCAGTAGAATAAATAATCCAAATGTTGCTGGAAATAGTGGGACAATGTCAGTTGGTTCCGTAACGGTAACAATTAGTTAGCGGGATCATGACAAGTCAATACGATTGGAGGATGCTATGAGCCTAGTAGAAGCAGCGGAAGCCGTAAGACAAAGGGGACGGTTTGGCGATAGCGTCCTGATGCATGTAAACCCTCAGGAAGCAGAGGCTCTGGCGGCTGGCTCAGGTGGTTATCTAACCACTAACCCAGACACCGGATTACCCGAAGCGTTCCTTCCTGCCATGCTCCTTCCTTTGCTGGGTGGACTGGGAGGAACAGCCTTGGCGACCTCCGGCGCTCTTGCTGGTCTGGGCGGTTTGGGGGCTTTTATGGCCGCAAACCCTTACATAGCGGGGGCTATTGGTTCAGGACTAGGAAAGACAATAGCTACTGGTGATCTTGGCGAGGGTCTTAAAACCGGACTGATATCGGGCGTAACTGGCGGTGTATTGCAGGGTTTGACGAGCGGTGGTGATTTTATAAGATCAGGCGCAGATATTGGTGGAGCGGATGCACTGGCAGCGGCTAGGGCTGCGGACGCTACTTCTAATGTGGTGCCCAGTATTGATGGTGCTGATGCTGCCTTATCTTTACAGGCAGGTCCGGGGGGTGATGTAATCTATGGCTCAGGGAATATGGGTACAAATCTAGAAGCCCTTGATCTTGCGCGTGCGGCCAATCCAGCAGGATATGCCCCTGACGTAAGCATAACAACACGGTTGCCAGCATCGGACAATGTTTTCGGGACGGGAGATTTTGCAAGTAAATTAGGTAAAGACGTAGGCACAATCGATAAA